GTAGTTGTAGCAGTACCAGATGCGTTCAATGTTACTGTTTCAGATAACTCTGCATAGTTTGTGTCTACACCTTGAATGGTTACTTCTACATCTTCGTCTGTAGCACCTGAACTACTAGTTGCTGTCATAGTTACAGCACTAGATGGGTAAGTGTACAGACCACCCACATCCCAAATGGTTTCTTCTACATTTTGAATAAGACCGTTATAGCCAAACTTGAATACACGCTTGTGTCCGTCAATTAAGCCACGCGACACCTGTAAAAAGTACGGATACGAACCGACACCACCGGAAAACGTGATGACATTTGGGTACGAAGTAATCGACATCAGACTTTCCTGTACGCTTTGGTTTTCTTGGCAATCTTCTTTGGCTGTTTTGCAACCTGCTTACCAGCCTTCGTAGCCTTACGCTTGGCGCGGGTAGTAGCAGCGTACTCCTTTGCAGACAAAGCCTTGATAGCCTTCTCAGGAAGGTATCGTTCACCAGTTGCTTTCGGCCCCTGTGTGGATGGCTTACCGCTTTTTGTGCGCCACTTTTGCTCAGTCCAAGCCTTCAAACTACGTTGTGATTTGCGAAGTGCCATTACTTGTTCCAGTCAAGGACTTTGCGGTGTAACTTCCAAAACCAGTTGCCGATGCAAGTAAAGGGCTTGCCAATATAAAGCAAACCCCATGCAATGTACCTATTTGCTGAAATAAAAATCGAAGTCTTCTTCAAGTTCTTCAATTGCAGTAAGCTTTTGATTTGCGTCAACCCAGCTTGTAAGCGCGAGATTAAGCTTGCTAAGGTCTTCTTTATTATTGTTGTACATGTATTCAGCATTCTTCTTCTGTGCCTCATATGTGTGCCGCAGGGCATCTATTGCAAGTTGTCGCATTAGGTTCTCCTCTGGCTATATTATAGAGGAAACCTAGAGTTTTGTCAATTGTAAACTTTGGCTAGGTAAATACCGTAGACTAGCAGCACGGATATGGCTACAACAATTACACCTATGACTGTGTACTCGATTATGTCGTGCATTCGTTGTTCTTGTTCTTTCATAGCTTGCTGTCTTGCTACCCGTGCTTCTGCCTGAAACTTTATCCAGTCGTTCCACAAACCCGGACGACCACAATAAATCATAAACTGTTTTAGCTCTTCTTCTTTTTCCTTTATGGCTTCGAGAGCCATGAACTCTTCGAAATCATTACCTTGGTGAAACGCACTACCTTTTTTCTTCTGCACTTTTTTTTGCAGGTCTTCCTTCGAACCGACAAAGGCGGCAATTTGCGAACCCACAGCGGAGATTTCCTTGCCGTTTTGAATTGCAGTCTTGATAACGCTGAAAGCCGCATTTGCTGCCGCCAATTCTGCTAACATACTAATATACCTTCGTTTGGTTGGGGTCGACCTGTTGGGGAGTGCAATAGGTGGTTACTCTATCGCGAGGGTCTATGAGGTAGTAGTGTCTGTAGTTTCCGTATCGTTCAGCCAGTCTTTTTGCAAAATAATTACATTCGTCTACAGACCTAAAGTACATATCATTGCTAATTAGCTGTCTTGAATCTCCCGTTCCCAGATACACTAGCAGTAAAAAGGCATGTATCATAACTAGCCACGGTATCCGCCCCCTGCTTTTTTATATGCTGCAGCAAGCATCTGTGCCTTACGTGCTGACCACTGACCGGGCTTTCCACCCTTGCTGCCAGCTTTAATCCGTTCAAAAAGTCGCTTTCTCATTGTAGGCTTAGTGTAGTTGCCAGCCTCATTAACTCGACTCTTGCTCTTCGTTTTAGACTTCGACGGTTTGCTAGTTTTTGTAGCTTTCCCGCCTTTCTTGAGTTCTTGCTTTTTCTCCACGCCCTCAAGCTTTCCGGCGTTGGCTGTTGCATAGAAGACTTGCTCACCCTTCTTACCCCCGTAGGTTCGTTGCATTGATTGCATTATTTTTTTACCTTTAGGTGTCAACGGCATTAGAACTCTCCGTCTTTCATAGCATTAGATAGGATGGTAGCCCGTCGTCCTACCTGCCGTGCCCATCTCGAATCTAACATCTCCCAAGACGCGGCTTCGTAATTCTGTTCGTGGATAGCGTTCCACATCTTTTGAAACTTGCACAAGCGAGGGACACCCATGTTGTAGGCCATATCCATCAAAACCAGTTGGCGAACCGAATCTAGGTTTTCTACGCAAGGATGAACTCGACACAGTTCGTCTTCTACAATCTTGATGTCGTTACGTGCGAGATAACGAGCATCCGCTTCCGTGATACCGTGTTCGTACACGATAGCCATGTTCGGAATATCCATGTACTCTAGCTCTTCTTTGCTGATACCACGGTCCTTGAGGTTACGTCCGATACCGATAGTCTCTATACCTAAGCTATCTTCGTATACGGTAAGAACCATGCCCTCATGCTCAATAAGCTTATCTAAAAAATGTGATACGTTGTATTTCACTTACGTGTCTCCGTAATCCGGTGATTAGACTGATGAGGGTGTTTGCCTTCGTGATTCATCCACACGGCGAACGCTCCTGTCATTGCGCCAGTTACCACAGATACTAAACCAGCCTGTGCTGCACTGGGTTCTGGCAAGGTCATAAACCATTCGACGACACGCCAACTCATAAGTGTCATCACGAACATCATAAATCGTGGTAGGAGTTTCCATTCTAATACTACTGCTGCACTCATCCGAAGTATGTCTTCACTTTATTACGTTTGTTCGTGTTCTTTTTGTGAACACCGGGTCTGCGCTTGGGACGCTGTTTCTCCAGCTTTGCTGTTGCGAACATTTTTGCCATTATTTTTTACCAAAAAACTTAGTAGCACTTCTAACGCCAAAGGATGCAGCAACGATGGTGCCAAGAGTGTATTGATACCATGTTGGCATTGTTTCGAGGGCTGCGAATCCGTTTGCGACAATTTCTCTTCCCCAGTCTCCGCAGAACACAAGAATCAAAGGAATGCTAAAAAGCAAAGTCAGCCACTCGTCTTTCCACGAAGTGACTGTTGCATCTGCCATCTTCAAATCCCAATCGATTTCTCCGGTGGCTTTCTTTTGCATGACCACAGCTTCTGCCTGTGCTCGTGCTACCTTTGTTGCAGATTCTGCTTTCTTTTCTTCAACCTTGCCGTTTAGCCATGTACCTGCTAAATCAGCTACGGGTCCAATTAGGGCACTTAGCATTTCCACCTCTTCCGTGCTTGACGTAGACGGCTGTTTGGATTCTTTGCTGCTGCGGGAAACTTCTTCATCTGTCCCGCAGACCGTGCACAAAACGACTTGCGACGTTTGGCATCTTTACTTCCGGGTTTTACTTTACCAGTAACGGCAGTCTTTAATTTACTGCCGGGATTTTTCTTTCTGTACTCTTTTACACCCTTTGCAGTCATTCCTGCACCAGACTTGGTAGGGCGATAGTTTGCACCCTTACCTGTCGTTGTTTTCTTTATCGGTGTTTCTTTTTTACGTGGCATAGTGGGTTTACCCCCGGCAGGGTTGACTGCTTATATCACAAAATTAAAAGGTTGTCAAGGGGGCAAAGTTGCCCCTGCCCCCCGACGGTAGATTATGTGTTGTCGTTGTATGTGACAAGCATGTCATCTTCGACGTTGTTACAGTCGCAAATAACAGCCCATACATTGACTTTTGAGTTACAAACAGCAGTTGCACTCAAGAGGTCGATGGTGTCTGCTGCAGTGTACAGATGTGGAACATTAGTTGCCAAAGCAGCTTTTTGTCCCGCAGCAGTTTGTACAACAGCAGCAACGTAACGGTCTGGGTCAGCACCGTCGCCAAGCGACAATGTACCTGTACCAGTACCTACGGTTAGGATTTCGTATCCTGCTGACAATACAATTGAACCTGCAGGAATTGAAAGCACCTCGATGGTGTCTGTTGCAGCAAGGGTGTCGAAGTCAGAATTTGTCAAGTCAACAACTTGACTCAGGACTTTGACATTTGGACCCTTTGCACTGTAGCCAGTAGTACCAGCGTTTGCAATTTGAAAAGGCATATCTCAGTCTCCCTTATGCTACTGTATCTACAACACCGCGAACGAGTGCTTCTGGGCGAAGGACTTTACGTCCAAACACATGAAGACCACGAACGATGTCGGAGAAGGTTTCAGTTGACCGAACAACTTCGGTTTTTGCAATGTGAGATGCAGTTGCAACGGCTGACATGTGACCAGCCAATACAATAGACTCACCAGCAGCGTCGGTAACGCCAGTGATGCTAACGGCATCAGTTCCACCCGGTACAAGTGCAGTTGACTTATAGCAAGCAAAGCCAGCAATTTGACCCTGCATTACAAGGCCGTTGCGAAGCGGTGAAGTGCCATCACCAGTTACCTGTACTTCTGCGAACTTGCTACCAGCCGCGAACAGCTTTGAGTAGAAAGCAGGTGAAGCAACGAACCAACGGTTTTCTTCAGGAACAGACTGTTCGTCCAGTTCTTTAGCCATTTCCAGCATCAGGTTAACAGCGTTATCCTGAGTTGTGTGGATGGCAATTGGAGTAGCAGCCGTACCAAGAGCGGTGTTGGTTGAGGTCAAACCGCCAGTCAAGGATGCGTCATCGGCACCGGCAATACCAGCACCATCGGCAATTGCCTGAAGTACGTTGAAGTCGTACTTGCGCTTCAAAGAGTATGCACCTGATGAGGTAGCAAGGGCTTCGAAGTTAACATGAGACTGACGCTCTTCAATGTCGTCAATCTTGAACGCAAATGCGTTTGCTTGGTCGACAACCATTGTTGTTTGGTCGTCGGCAAGGTCTTGTGGGTTAACCACAGAGCCACGTGAGTAGCTAGATACTGTGATTGTTGGTTCTTTGATGATACGAACCGTA